CCTATCTAGACCATAGGTGCATAGCCCAACCCCGTAAGGTTGGGCTTTTTTTATATATTTATATACAACACATTATGTAGTATATGAGTGAACAACAAAATATTAAAGAAATAATTAAACAGGAATTCGTTAAGTGCGCTCAAGATCCTGTTTATTTTATGAAAAAATATTACATGATACAACACCCACAACGTGGTCGTATCCAATTTAATTTATATCCATTCCAAGAAAAAGTATTATACCAATTCCAAAAAAATAGATATAACATATGTAATAAATCAAGACAATTAGGTATATCTACTTTATCATCAGCCTATTCATTATGGTTGATGTTATTTAACAAAGACAAAAACGTATTATGTATTGCGACTAAGCAAGAAACAGCCAAGAATATGGTTACTAAAGTACGTTTTGCGTATGAGAATTTACCGAGTTGGCTCAAAATAAAAACAATAGAAGATAATAAGCTAAGTTTAAAACTAGCAAATGGTTCTCAGATTAAAGCAGTTGGCGCTACAGGTGATGCGGGTCGTTCAGAAGCCGTGTCATTACTGTTACTAGATGAGGCCGCATTTATTGAAGGTATAGATGAGATTTTCGCTTCTGCTCAACAAACCTTAGCAACTGGTGGTCAATGTATCGCCATTTCTACTCCATATGGTACAGGTAATTGGTTTCATAGAACATTTATTGGCGCTGAAGAAGGTAAAAACGGATTTACAGCCATTAAATTACCTTGGACTGTACACCCAGAACGAAATCAAAAATGGAGAGATGAACAAGACGCTGTTCTAGGTCCTAGAAACGCCGCTCAAGAGTGTGATTGTGACTTTAGTACATCAGGTGACTCAGTAGTTGAACCAGATATTTTAAACTGGTATATACAAACATATCAAGCCGACCCAATAGATAAAGGAGGATTTGATGGTAATTTATGGCGTTGGGAATACCCAGACTACACAAGAAATTATATGGTTGTAGCCGACGTTGCTCGTGGAGATGGAAAAGACTATTCTGCATGTCATGTAATTGACATTGAAAACGCTAAACAAGTAGCAGAATATAAAGGACAAATTGGAACTCGTGACTACGGACACTTATTAGTAGCACTAGCAACTGAATATAATAACGCGCTGTTAGCGATTGAAAATGCAAATATAGGATGGGATACAGTACAGACGGTGATTGATAGAGGATATCAAAACATGTACTATTCAGCTAAATCAGATTCAGCTAACATAACTCAAGATAACTTCTACAATAGAAATGAAAATAATTTAGTTCCTGGTTTTACCAACTCACAAAAAACAAGACCACTTGTTGTTTCAAAATTAGAGTCTTATATGAGAGATCGTGCTTGTACTATTCAATCACGTCGACTATTAGAAGAATTAAGAACGTTTGTTTGGAAAAATGGTAAAGCACAAGCAACAGACGGTTATAATGACGACTTAGTAATGTCTTTTGGTATTGGTTTATTCTTACGTGACACCGCTTTAAGATTTAGTCAGTCCGCGATGGACTTAACTCGTGCTTCGCTTGGAGGTATAGGAAAGGTTTCATATATTTCGAATACATCATTTAACACACCGCATTCACCAACAAATGAAAATCCATGGAGTATGGATTTAGGTAATGGAGAAATGGAAAGTATTGGGTGGTTGCTTTAATAAATAAATATTTATAACATATACAAACATTATGGGATTATTTGACAATCTGAAACGGTTATTCTCTTCTGACGTAGTAATACGCAATGTGAACGACGAATTAAGAGTAATAGACACAGACCGTATCCAATCATTAGGTACATTACAAACAAATGCATTAGTAGATAGATTTACTAAGATTTATACAACATCAGGTGCTGGGATTTATAACGTAAATAACGTTTATAACTACCAAACATTAAGAGTACAACTATATACTGACTATGAATCTATGGATACAGATTCTATTGTAGCTTCTGCTTTAGATATTATAGCTGATGAATGTACACTTAAGAATGAACAACATGAAATGCTTCATATTCGTTCTAGTGATGAAAATATTCAAAAAATATTATACAACTTATTTTATGATGTATTAAACATTGAGTTTAACTTATGGAGTTGGACTCGTAACATGTGTAAATACGGAGACTTTTATTTAAAATTAGAAATAGCAGAAGAATATGGTGTTTACAATGTAATACCTTTCTCTGCTTATTCTATTATACGTGAAGAAGGAACTAACCCAAAAAATCCAACATACGTTAGATTTAAATATGATCCAACAAGTGTATCAGGTATAACAGCACCTCAAACACAATCAGCATTAGGTACATCTACATCAGATATCTACTTTGAAAACTATGAGATGGCTCACTTCAGATTATTAAGTGATGTTAACTATTTACCTTATGGTCGTTCTTATTTAGAACCAGGCCGTAAAATATTCAAACAAATGGTTTTAATGGAGGATGCAATGTTGATACATCGTATTGTTAGAGCGCCTGAAAAACGTATTTTTTATATGAATGTTGGTGCTATACCACCGAATGAGGTAGAAGCATACATGCAGAAAACAGTACAAAAATTAAAAAAAGTACCGTTTGTAGATCCTCAAACTGGTCAATATAACTTGAAGTATAATATGATGAACATGATGGAAGATTTTTATATTCCTGTTCGTGGTAATGACCAATCAACTCGTATTGATACAACAAAAGGTTTAGAATATAATGGTATTGAGGACGTAAATTATTTAAGAGATAAATTATTTGCCGCGCTTAAAGTACCTAAAGCGTTTATGGGTTATGAGAAAGATTTAACTGGTAAAGCAACATTAGCTGCTGAAGACATTAGATTTGCTCGTACTGTTGAACGTATTCAAAGAATATTAATCAGTGAATTAACTAAAATAGCACTAGTTCACTTATATACTCAAGGTTATACAGCAGAACAATTAACAAATTTTGAATTATCATTAACTACACCATCAATTATCTATGATCAAGAACGTGTAGCGTTAATGAAAGAAAAAGTTGATCTAGCATCTCAAATTATGGAAAATAATTTGTTACCAACTGATTGGATTTATGATAATTTATTCCACTTCAGCTCAGATCAATATGATGAATATCGTGATTTAATAATTCAAGATAAAGCTTATAAATTTAGATTAGCACAAATCGAAAACGAAGGTAACGACCCAGCAGAAACAGGTCAAGTATATGGTACACCACATCAATTAGCATCAGCTTATGGTAAAGGTAGACCAGGTCTTGAAGGTGATGTACCTGTAGGATATAATGAGAAAAATCCAAACGAACCAGTTCACTTAGTTGGTCGCCCTAAAGCATCTGTTTCAAATATTAATAGACAAGATAACCCATTTGGTAAAGATAGAATTGGCGCTAAAACATATAGTACCGCCGGAGTTGATCAAGAAGATACATTGTCTAAAACACAATGGAAAGGCGGTTCACCACTAGCGTTGGAAACATATTTAAAAAACAAATCAATGTTTGAAAAATTGCCAACAACATCTCGTAAAACAACATTATTTGAACAAAGTGATTTATTAAACGAAGATAATATTCGTGAAGAAATTAAATAAATCATATATTTATAAGTAGTATCATCATACTAAAACTATGCGTGTAAAACATTCTAAATTTAGAAATACAGGGATCTTATTTGAATTGTTAGTTCGTCAAATAGCGGCTGACACACTAGCAAATAATGACCCTAAGGCTGTTAAAATCATTAAACGATTTTTTACTAATAGTGAATTAGCTAAAGAACATAAACTTTATCACACTATTATAACAGCTCCAAGATTAAGTGAAACAAAAGCTGAAACATTAATCTCAACTACGGTTGATATGGCTAAAAAGCTTGATAAAACTAAACTTGATAAAGAAAAATACAATCTTATCAAAGAAATTAAAAAACAATACGATCTTGAAACTTTTTTCCAATCTAAAATATCAAACTATAAAGTATTAGCATCAGCTTATACATTGTTTGAAGCAGCAATGGTTGATAAGTTTATTGAACCTAAGTTAATTATTATAAATAAAATAACTTTACTTGAACATATCACTAAAAAACCATTAACTGAAACTAAAGTTCAAAGTAGTATTGATAAAGAATTAAGCGGTGAAAGTAAAGAAGTAAGATTACTTGCTTATAGAATGTTGATTGAGAAATTTAACAATAAATACTCAGTTCTAAACAATCGTCAAAAATTAGTATTAAAAGAATACATCAATAAACAATCTGACCCAGCTCAGTTAAAAGAATTCATCAATTCAAGTCTAATAAGCGTTAAAAACGAGTTAAATGAATTGAAAAGTAAAATAGACGACAAGGTAACAGAAATTAAATTAAACGAAGTTATAAGTTTAATTAATCCAATCCCATCTAAGTCAACTGTTAAAGACGAACACGTTATATCTTTATTACAATATTTCCAATTAACTGAAGAAATTAAGAAAGTGAAATAATGGAATTGAGCATAGAAAATAAAATGTTAAATGAACATATGTTACAAGAAGCTTTCTTGGACAGTGTTAGAGACTATGCTAATGAAAAATATAACCAAGTAATTACTAAAATTAATGATTGGAAAGACGCTGCTGCTATTATAGGTAAAGTAATATCAAATCCTACAATATTAGATCGTTTTTCAGATAATGTTTGGTATGATTTTAAAAGAAATATATTATCAAAATTAATAGCTTTTTTAGAAAAAATAGGTTTAAAAGATTTAATTAACCAAATAAATATTGTTGTTAATAAAATTACTAATCTTAAAGGTTGGCAAAAATTTTTAGCAGCTACTGGAATAGGAGCTATAGCAAACTATATTCTAGAAAAAATGACAACATTTTCCCCATCTGCTATTAGAACTTTTATTGGTTCTTATTTATCAGATAGTGGATTAAAAAATATTATTTCTAAATTAACGGATTTTAAATCTTATTTAGGTTGGTTACAACCAATTATTAAAGGAGTTGATATGTTATATAGTGTTTTAAAATCAACTATTAATAAATTTAAATCAAATAACCAACTGTTTTCACAATCTGTTAATCTTATAAAAAAAGAAAATATGTTACCTAAAGATAAAAAAATAGTTCTTAAACTTAAGAAAGAAATATCAGTGACTGGTACTGGTGCATCTGTTACTCCAGGTATAAACTCAGGTGTTGCTACAAAATATTCTTTTGGTAAAACTAATAATTCAAAACCAGAAGGATGGACAGATGCTCCATCAGTTCCTAATCGTAAATCTAAAGCTATGGATTATAAAGAATTATGGGAAGATTTTAAAGTAGGAGATAAAGTAACTTACCTAGGACACCCAGGTGAAATTACCGCTGTTAATAAAGAAATGAGTGGTGCTATCACTTATAATGTTTCTTATGATAAAGGAAATGGTAAAACCAAAGCATCAAACATATATAATAAAGATGGTGAAATTAAACCATTAGAAGAAACTTTACAAGAAGGATATGCTCAATTTAAAAACAGTACTAAAACACGTACTAAACCAGAACAATTCCATCAAGCCGTTAAAGAAGTAAAGAAAAAAGTAAACGAAATTAATCGTTTATTTGAATATATGGATCGTTTAAAATCAGAATTAAACGAAGGTGAAGAATTAAAGTATAAAAAATATACTGAAAGATCAATTCAACAAATAAAAGAATCAACAAAACAATTATTTTTTAAATCAACAAAATTAAAATAATGGCAGATAATTTTGATATAAAAAATTTCCTATTTGAAAATAAATTAGGAGCATATTCTAAATTAAAAACCGAAGATATTGGTGATGATTTAGCTGACACTGAAGCTGAAAAAGAAATGGATTTCTTAGCTGAAGACTTTAAATATTTTGACAATAAAGAAGACTTTGAAAAAGATTTATTTGATAAATGGCCTAACGCAAAAGATAAAAAATATAAGGAAGAATATAAAGATGGTAGAATAGTATACAGTGATGGATATGTGAATTGGGGAATATGGGATCCAAACCGTCCTAATTCACCATCAGGATTACCTCCAGGAGCTGTAAACCAGAAGGTAGGTATGACAGTTAGAGATCTTATGTATCCTGATTCTGATTCTAAAGGAACTACAATGGATGAGAATATTGAAGAAGCAATGAATAATCCATTACTACAACAAGTAGAAAAAGCAATGAGTGCTTTAGAAATTTTACATAGTAACACATCTACTAACTCAGAAATTCCAACAGTATCTAAAGAAGGTTTATTACGCGCTTTTGATGCGTTATCAGATATGTTAGAAGTTATAGCTAGTAACATTGAACAAGATGAAGAAGAATATGTTTCTGATTATTCAAAACGTAGAGCTCAAGAATTAGATGAAGCATCTGACAACCCAGAAGGTGACAAATTAGTATCACGTTTCTTACAAGGTATAGCTAAAAAATATGACTATTCAGAAAAAGATGCTGCTTATTTTGTAAAAGAAAGACTTAAAAAATTAGGCTACTAAAATAAAATAAAATGAAAAAACAAATCAACGAAATTAAAAGAATGCAACTGTTGGCTGGTTTAATCACTGAAAGTGAATATCAAGAATCAACAGACGAATCTAAAATAGAAGAAGGTGCGTCTACAGAATTAGATAGTACTATGAGAGATTTA